TGACTTGATGATTGACCGCCTTATCAAGACTGCGGCGTCTTACACAGACGCAAAAGGCGCGCTTGGTCATGCGATGATTACGCAGAAGTGGGGCCAATGGGTTAACAGCGTTCCGCCGCAGTATGTTCGGCTTGCTATGGGTCCGCTGATCGAGGTCACGGCGGTCCAGTATTACGACATCGACGGCGCTTTGCAGACCGACACGCTGTCAAACTACGAAATCACCGGCACAGACTTCACAACCCGGATCGGGCCAAAGTCTGGGTTCAACTGGCCCGTGACGCAAGATCGGGCCGACGCGATCCGCATAGAATACACAGCAGGCTACGGGGCGACATCTGCCAGCGTGCCAGAAACGCTGCGCCATGCGATGCTTATGCTGATCGGCCATTGGTATGAAAACCGTGAAAGCACCATGATGGATGAATTGAGCAACGTGCCTTACGGGTTTGACATGCTTTTAGATATGCATCGGCGGTCTTGGTATGGTTGAGGCTGGCAAACTTGACCGGCGCATCCAGTTTCAGCGGTTTACGTTGGCTGACGATGGCTTCGGCCAAGTGAAAACCTTTGCAAATCTCGGCAATCCAGTTTCGGCTGGAAAGCGGGATGTGAGCGACGGCGAGCGGATGCGGGCTGGTGAGGTTTCTGCGCAGATTACATCTCGGTTTCATGTCAGATCAAGCGCGTTCACCCGTGACCTAACGCCTGCTGATCAGTTGGTTTATGAGGGCAGGGCTTACAACATATACGGGATTAAGGAACTTGAGGGCCGCAAGCGGTTGCTTGAAATCACGGCTGGCGCGAGGGTTGATAAATGACCGTCACGATGAGGCTGGAAGGGTTTAGCAATTTTGAAAAGGAATTGGCCAAGCTAGAAAAGCTGGCGAAGCGCAAGGCTGTTGCGCGGCGTGCTCTAAAAAAGGCAGCGCAGCCGATGGCTGATCTTGCGGCGAACATGGCACCATCGGATGACGGTGATTTGAAGGCGTCGATTGGTGTCAGCACAAAGTTAAGCAGCCGCCAAGCCGGTATGCATCGCAAAATGTTTCGCAATGATCGCGCGGCTGTTGAAATGTTTGTTGGCGCTGGGCCGCTTCCATCTGCGCATTTGCAAGAGTTTGGCACGGTGGATCACGGGCCGCAGCCATTCATGCGTCCTGCTTGGGATCAGGACCACATAAACCTGCTGGCGCGTCTTGGCGACGAGATGGCCAAAGAAATTGACAAGGCCTTGACACGCGCGGCACGCAGAGCGGCGAGGGGCTGACATGGAAGAAGCGTTCCGTTCAATCTTGCTTAGTGCGTCTAGCGTCACAGCTACTTCTGGGCCGCGCATATCTTACGGATCAGCGGCCCAAGGCGCGGCTTTGCCGTATGTTGTGCTGCATGTGATAGGTGACAACGAGGAACACACCTACAAAGGCCCAGACGGGCTTTCTCAGGGCCGTGTGCAGGTGGATTGCTATGGAGCGACCTATGCGCAAGCAAAGCTGCTGTCGCGGGCTGTGCGGGCTGCACTTGACGGCTATCGCGGCGGCAACTTTTCTGGTATTTTCCATACATCAACACGCGATCAGCGCGAAGGTGGAACCAACGAGCCGCAGCGTCCCTTTTATGTCCAGATGGACTTTCTAACTAAGTGGAGAACTTGAAATGACTACCCTAGCAGATATTGGATACGATACCTCTTTTGCAATCAAGGTTGGTGCGTCTTTTGTCGTGCTTGCCGAGGTTTATGAAGTAACGCCGCCAGAAGTGAGCGTTGACCAAGTTGAAGTCACGCACTTCAAATCCCCCGGTCGGTCGCGCGAATATATCGCCGCACTGAGCGACAACGGCACAGCAAGCGCCAGCATGAACTACGTTCCAAACAGCGCAACGGATCAGTTGATTGAAACATTGCTGACTAGCGGCGACACCGCCGAAATGCAGATCACCTATCCCAACGGCGTGACTGTTACGTTTGATGCGTTTGTGGCAAGCTACAGCAAGGCAATCCCCGTTGCTGACCGCATGACTGCGGATGTCAGCTTTAAGGTCACTGGCGATGTCGTAATGGCGGCTGGCGCGTAATGGCTAAGATGCTTGGCGAAGTGGATGTCACCGTAGGCGGTAAGGAATACTGCCTGCGGCTGACCATGCGCGGCATTGCGACGTTGCAGGATGAGTTTGGCCAAGGCCTTGAGCCTATTCTGAACATCAAGCCCGGCGAGTTGCCGCATTTCGGCGTCTGCCTGCGGGTGGTGGAACTCGCGCTGAAGCGTCATCATCCTGAAGCCACGGCGGATGATGCTGACGATATCTTGACGCAAGACATGGCAGTCTTTGGCAAGGTTATTGAAGCTGCGTTCCCTGTGCCAGAGGACGACACTGCGGGAAAGAAGAAGGCGGCGGGCTAGACTTAGGCGAACTGGCGGTCGCTTATATATCTGCTGGCCTGCCGCCTGATCGTTTCTGGAGCCTGTCGCCGCGCTTGTATATGTTGGAAATGAAGGGCGCATCTGATAGGCTAGACAGAGAGCATAAGGATCGCGCTTGGCTGGCATACCATTCCGCATACTTGCCAGACGCGAAGAAACGGCCAACGCTTGCGCAGTTGATAGGTGGCAAGCCGAAAAGCCGGATCATGCCTTGGCAAGACCAGTTGGCGGCGTGGGCTAATTACGCCAGCTACAAAAAAGGGACTAAGTGATGCAGTCTGTTATTGGCGCGCTACGGGCAAATCTTGGGTTGGATTCTGCGCAATTTGAGCGTGGGGCGAGGCGCGCTGAAAGTTCCAGCCAGCGTTTGCAAAAAAACCTAAAGCGGATGGCTGCGGTGGCAACTGCGGCTGGCGCTGCGTTGGGCGTCGCCACACTTGCAGCGGGTCGCACGGCCACTGAAATCCGGCGCTTGTCGCAGGTTGCTAATACAGCGCCAGACGTTTTGCAGCGCATGGCTGTCGGGGCTAAGACTGTTGGAATTGAGCAGGAAAAGCTGTCAGACATTCTCAAGGACGTAAACGACCGTGTTGGTGATTTTGTCACGACCGGCGGCGGCCCAATGGCTGACTTTTTTGAAAAGATTGCACCAAATATCGGGATTACTGCTGACGCATTTCGCGGATTGTCCGGCGCAGATGCTTTGCAGCTTTTTGTCAGCAGCCTTGAGAAAGCCAATGTTTCCCAAGCTGAAATGGTTTTCTATATGGAAGCTATGGCATCAGACAGCACGTTGCTCTTGCCGTTGTTGCGCGACAATGCCAGCGAAATGAACCGGCTGGCGGATAGTTCTGCATCGCTTGGCGCGATTATGAGCAGCGAAACGATTGCATCCCTAGACAAGATGAACCTAGCCGTTGGCGAGGTGTCTTTGGCGTTACAGGGTATGCGTAACCGGATCGCTGGGCGTCTTGCGCCTGCGCTGGAAAGGCTTGCGGTCGCGTTTGCTGATGCGATGCGGGAAGGTGGGTTGCTGCGGCGTATTAGCAATGTGCTTGAAAGGGCAATTATTTTTCTGGCAAACGCAATTCATGTTGTAGTCGAAAATATGGGTTCCCTTATAAGGATTTTTGCAGTCTTTGTTGGCGCAAAAATTGTGATCGCTGTAGTCAGTATCGGTTCAGCAATGATAGGTCTTGCGCGAGTTGTAAGAACAACAGGCCTTGTTATGCTGGCTTTCAACAAAATTGCCAAAGCCAAGATAACAACATTGGCGCTTGTGGCTGCTGTAATTGCAGAACTGACTGGAACAATGGATAGGATGGTCGGATTTATCCGGCGAACTGGCGAGGCAATCAACAATGCTTTGCCGGAAAGCATTTCCGACGGGATAGAAAATCTAAGCGATGCCATAATCGGGCTTGGCGATGATATTGATGCCATTGACTCCAGACAGGCTACTATTTTTACTGGCGCTATGAATGGAGCCGCAGTGGCTACTGACAGCCTAAACAATGCAATCGGACAAATACCTACAACTTCGGCAGCTTCTGCTTCCTCATTGCAAAACCTAACCGACGAAGCCAAAGAAAGATTTTCTAGTCTAAAATCATCCATTGAATCGTCAATGGGAGCTGGTTTTATGTCAATCATTGATGGCGCGATGCGGGCCAAGGATGCATTCAAAAGCATGGCAAGCGAAGTCATCAAAGAACTGTTTAGAGTGCTTGTTGTGCAGCGGCTTGTTGCTGGCATTTCAGGCGCTTTTCAAACAGCGTTTCCATCGCTTGCCGGTCCCCAAGCGCTGGCCAACGGCACATCCTACGCGCAAGGCGGCATGACGCTGGTTGGTGAGCGCGGGCCTGAGTTGGTCAACATGCCGCGCGGATCGCAGGTTATTGATGCACGTCGCACGGCAAGCCGCATGGGGAATGGTGACATTGTGCAAAATTTCAGTTTCAACTTGTCCGCAAACGGTGACGAAAGCGTCCGCAGAATTGTGTCTCAGGCGGCGCCGCAGATTGTTGAAGCGGCAAAAGCTGGCGTTGCTGACGCTGTTCGTCGCGGTGGATCATATGGAAGGGCGTTTGCATAATGGCGATCACATATCCTCTCACCCTGCCAACGGCGACCGGCATCCGCAGCATAGAGTTGCGCGCGGTGAACGCGGTGGCATACAGCCAGTCGCCGTTCACGTTCGCTGGGCAGGCGCACGCCTACGCCGGTCAGATGTGGCAGGCGGACATCACGCTGCCGCCGATGAAGGCCGAACAGGCTGAAGAATGGCTTGGCTTCCTGCTTTCGCTGCGGGGGCGATTCGGCACGTTCTTGCTTGGTGATCCGCTGCGGACGACTCCGCGCGGGCTGGCAACGACTTTCCCCGGCAACCCTGTTATCACGAGCCAGACTGGCGGCACGATCAACGTGACCGGCGCGTCAACGTCGAAGGCTGGTTGGCTGCTTGCTGGTGACTACATCCAGATCGGGTCAGCGGCCACGGCAACGCTGCACAAGGTGCTGACGGCGGCAAGCACGAACGCATCCGGCGAAGTCACGCTTGAGATATGGCCGCACCTGCGCGGCACCCGTAGCGGCTCTGTCACGCTGACGAACGCAGTTGGCAACTTCCGCATGAACAACAATGAGCAGGCATGGTCGATCAATGAGGCCAGTATTTACGGCATCACCTTCGGCGCGATGGAGGCTATCTAATGTCACGCACGGTTCCTGCCAGTCTACTCACCGCACTGGCGCAAAAGGAGGTCCAGCCGTTCTATGCGGTGGAGTTCCTGTTCGATGGCGGCGATGTGCGCTTGTGGACTGGATATGGCGAACGGACGATCAGCGGCGAGACATACGTTGGCGGCGGATCGCTGCTGAACATACAGGGGTTGGGCGAGGTTGCCGATCTGTCTGCCAAGAACATCACGATCAGCCTGAGCGGCGTCCCAAGCGAACTTGCGTCGCTGGCACTGCAGGAGCCGTATCAGCGCCGCGTCTGCCGGGTCTACTTCGGCGCGGTGAACGTGACCGATGTCGTCGAGGTGTTCAGTGGTCAAGTCAACAGGATGCCGATTGAGGACAGCGGCGACAGCAGCACGATCACGGCGACGGTGGACAGCAAGCTGGTTGAGACGGGCAAGGCCAGCAACCAGCGATACACCAGCGAGAACCAGAAGGCGCGCTTTGCGGGCGACACCTTCTTTGATTATGTGAACGCGATACAGGATGCGGACATCGTATGGGGCCGGAAAAGCGCCTAAACGCCTACCTGCGCCAAGTCAGGTCAAAGCCCTTTCGCTGGGGTGAGCATGATTGCCTGATCTTCAGCAACGCGGCCTTCACGGCATATCATGGCGCTGGCTATGCGGATGACCTGGTGGGCGGGTATATGGCCGATGGCGAGCCTGCGCTGCCGTCACGGCTGCGTGACCGGTTCAATGCGGACAGCTTTGATGAAGTGGTCGAGCGCAAGCTGCGACGCGTTGACTATGTGCCGCCGCGCGGTGCGCTGGTGGCGACCAAGCGGGCAGAGCGTTGGCTGATCGGTTACGCATTGGGCATCTGCGTCGGGACGAAAGCCGCGTTCCTTTCGCGCGGTGGTGTGATATACGTTTCTTTGGATGACATTGACAAAAGCTGGGTTCCAAAATGCAAGCAAAGGTGAATTGATATGCCCCCCGTTGCTCTAGCTATTTCTGGCTTCTCATTTCTTGGGTTTACCGGCTTGGCCGCTGTTGGTGCTTACGTCGGCGTCAGCCTTGTCACGTCTTGGGCATTGCAGGCGCTTTCGCCCAAACCTGACTTTGGCGGACTTGGCGGATCGTCGGGCTTACTTGTCAATGCCAAGAACCCTGCCGCACCGCATGACTTCGTTTACGGCGAGGTCCGCAAGGGTGGCACGATCACCTATTACGAGACAACCGGCACGAACAACAAGTTCCTGCACCAGATCGTCTCGCTGGCTGGGCATCCCGTGGACAGCATTAACGATATCTACATCAACGATGAAGTTGTGACGCTGGATGGCAGCGGCTTTGTCACGTCGGCACCTTGGAACAGCAAGATCCGGATCCAGAAATATGACGGCACGCAGACCACAGCACCAGCCAGCCTACTGTCGGAAAGCAGCCAGATCAACGCTAACCTCGTCGGCAACGGGATCGCCTATCTCTACATCCGCTACGAGTTCGACCAGGACGTTTTCGCCA